ATCCCACAAAGCAGGTAACATGTCATCTGTATATTTCTCTTTGACAAACTTTTTAGCTATCACAAACATTAGCCCTGCGTTGACTTGTACTACTTCGGGAAAGTGTTTGAAGGTTGCCATAGCCATTAACTCAAGCTGACCTTTATCTGCATACTTGGCAGACTTGCTTGTTTTATAGTCTACCACCCATGCCTTTGCTCCATCCATAATGACGAGATCAGCGATACCACGCCACCACACATTCTTAGCCATGAACTCACAAGGCTCTAGGTCTACCGTCAAGCCCATCTTTATTTCTGTTAACTTGTTACCACGTCTATTACTTAACGCCACCAATGGGTCCTTCATGTAGGCAAACTTACTAGGCACTGGTTTCCCATCACGAATAAACTCTTCGGCAACAAGGTGAGCTTCCGTTCCATATCGCATGGCTTCGGTCTCACCCTCATGATAATCCTTGGCTATCTTCATATGGTAGAACTGCTTCGGGCATTGCTCAAAGGATTTAATTCTACTAAACGACCACGGTGCTATACTCACTCACAATCTCCATATGATTTGCCTGTTCCCGACTCGCAATTAATCGGTAAACCTTTTGCCCAATCGGGTGTCCAACGCATACATTCTTCGATGTACTCTTGCGCTTCTGCTACGTCCTCATCTTTTACACAGCATACCACAGAATCGTGAACTGTCAAAACGACCCTGTGTTTCTTAGCTATCTCCAACATTTGTTCGCCAATAATACAACGTGCTATGGCTTGACATACATTCTCTATAACCTTACCACCGTATATCCTGTTACGCCCACGTCGAATTTTGTAATGAAACTCAAAACCCTTGTCAGTCTCATCGAACTGTAAGTCTTCGTATCGTAATAAAAGTTCAGAAGGCAAGCGCATCCACGCACCGCAAGCATATAAATGTTTTTCATTACGTACATAATCACCTGATGCACCGTATTTAATCAAACCATTTGTACCAAAACTATGTGAGGGACCCTGCGCGTCACCTCGTGACATATCTACTAACATGTTTTGACAAGTTTTCCATAGACCGCTAATCTTATAATTAGCTTCACGGTATATCTTTATGACACGCCGTGCTTCGCTCAACTCCATATCAAACCCAAATGTTTGTAGTTGGTTCTGAAACTTCTGCGCCCCCATACCATACCCTGCACCCAAGATAGTTGTTTTGCCAACGAACCGTTGCTCCTTGGTAACATCTTCTTCCTTAACTCCATAGATGCGTGATGCCATCTTCTTGTATACATCTTCGCCATCTCTGAACGCTTGAGTTAAATCATCTTGCCCTGCAAGCCACGCCAATACTCTCGCCTCGATCTGGGCTGAGTCAGCATCTATCAACGTGCATCCTTCTGGTGCGAGTATACTCTGCTTTAACTTCTTACCATTGACCCCACGGCTAGGTAAGTTCTGTAGATTAATCTTATCATCACCACCCCAACGCCCTGTGTGGGCGGCATAGTATCGAACAGGTACAGGCAGTAGTCCACGATTATATATGTCTATAAATCTCTGAGTTCGTGTCTCTTCTAATGTGCTTTTGTTGCCGAGCCTTGCAGCTACAAGCTGTTGCACCCTCTCGTCTGGGTGGCTCTCAAGTGCCTTGAACCCCTCGTCTGACTTTGCCAAGGCAAGAGTTTCTTTTCCTGTCGTCGGGCTTATCTTCATAGGGGGTTCAACGCCTAGACCTTTTAGTAACTCTGCAAACTTGGGGTTGCTCATCAAGTCATCACGCTCGACGTCCGCCTGGGAGAGTAAGTCCTCTTTACGTTGACGTGTTACTGTGAGGTGTTCTTCTAGTAGTGCAAGGTCCAAGCGTAGTACAGGCTCTACAAACATACGTAGTGTCGTATCAATAAGTTTAAGTTCCTTCTTGGGAAAACCTTTAGCCATCTTCGTAAACAGTTTGTATGTCAACTCCACATCATTGACACAGTAATCGCCAAACCGTTCTAGCTCATCATCTGTAAACTGTTCACGTCTTTTCCCCAAAGTGTTAAGGACTTCATCTCCCTTAACTCCAAGTTCATACCGTTCAGCCAAAGCCTTGAGACTTACACTATGTTCAACTCCATGAACAGCACGAGCAATACAGAGAGTATCGGTATATACACGAGGACTAATATCAAAATGCCAATTAAGTATAGCACCGTCGAACATCGTGTTGTGTGCAAGAACCATAGACTCCGACCATTTAAAAGTGTGTAGATACTCTTTGATCTGTTCGTGCGTACCACTCGCCCACTCCGTTGCTCCGTTGTTTACCTTAACACATACTCCTATAACCTCAAACAATGGGTCACGTATGTATGCTTCTGTTGTCATCTTACGCAAGGATATGTCCTTATCGTAGTAGGTTTCAAAATCTAAGGTGATTAAATTCATTCTATCGAACCTATCTGTCTACGAGAATTAAACTTACAAGAAATCTTTAGCTCTTCTTCGATTAAACGAAATAACTCTTTTAGATATTTATCTTTCTTGATTAGCTGATTTAAGTTCTGGCAACGCTTGTACTCAATCATCGCTTCTTGAACCTTCTTATACTGTACTGGTATTGTTGCACGGATCATTTGTAGTTCTGTCATCACTCTTCCTCCACTGCACATTCGTACTCAATACCTACGTATGCCATGTTGTCTATGTAATGATCTTTTTCTAAAGGACTTGTCTGCCTACGTGCTAACTTGGTTGCTTGGTGCATTATGGCTATGTCTCTACCTGTAACGTGTTTACCTGTGATAGCGGTAAAGATTCGTGCAATGTGTTGGTGGTTCTCTACAGGGCTACCATAGTCTTTTAGTCTAGCACCGCCTGTGAGGCTCACCGCTTCACGCAATAAATCACAACGGTCTAGCTTGTTGGCTTCCTTCTCAAACACCTCTCTCGGTGTGGACACTTTATTTATTAACTTGTTAGCGTAGCCGTATGTAACCCCACAAGCCTTCGCTACTTCTTTAGCTGTAGCCAACTTGTTCTTTAGTAGGTATTTCCATACCTTATCTGCTTTCTTCATTCTCTTCTCCCTGTTCATCGTGATACGCATCACTTACTATAGACGCTATGACTAACCCTAGATCACACCGATCTATATTTACAGCTTCCTCTACGAGCCAATTAAGTTCTTCTTCACTCAAATGCTTGTATACGTTACCTTTTTTAATGTCCAAGGTACGCATTTTGTAAGCGAGGGGTTTCACTGCACTATCTTTCCGATAGCCTCTGGTCTTAATAGTGGACGTGGGATAACGTGGTCATCAAGTGTGCCGTAGGTTAGATCACGACCGTCTTTATATTTTATCACCGTAGAACACGTTGCAGTGTGTTCTAACATCAAACCATTACTCGACTTATAGTTTTTATAGAACGCATTGCACGTTGCTTCATCGTTAAACTCCATCATAACAATAGCAACATATGTAATAACTTCTTTCATTCTCTCTCCCTATAACTTTTTTTCTGGAAATTCCCAACTACCTGCTGTAGGTCTACTGTCTATCCATTCTTGAATATCACTCTCTAACCATGCAACAGCCCTTCTCCCAATTCGTATTGGTTTAGGAAATTTATTTTCTTTAATAAGTTCGTACATAGTCGAGTTACTAATTAAAGTAATATCTAAAACATCTTTTACTCTGAGTAATTTTTTCGTAACCATTTCTCTCTCCTTTTATTTTTATAGTCGCCCCTGCTGATTAACAGGGACTAGATTTTTAGATGTCCTACCATCACAAGGTCACAAGTCGTCTGTCAAACAAAGGAATGACTTGCCCTTGTTGCAGCGGATAACGGTACACAATAAACCGACGCTCTCACTGCTTACGCCCTAGTGGGACAAACAAAAAACCCACTAGTTAAAATCAAACTGTCTATCTCCCGACCAAAGTATATGCACACACTTTCAATAAACCTTCCACGATATTCATGTTCTTCTCGTTCACAACGACGGCTATGCCCCCTGCTAACTCAATATCTGTTAAGTTCTTACGTTGTAGTGCCGTAGGCTTGTTGCTTCCTGCTTTGCACTCAATGCCAAAGAACGTGCCTTTGTAGCACCCAACAATATCTGGAACACCTGACATACCGTAGCCACCTGTTACAGGGTAAAAGTAGTATGCACCTAACAGCTTAAGCTGTCTTACCACTACCTTTTTTACTTTTGCTTCGGGGGTCATTACCATTTTTTATTTCTCTCTCCACGTCTTTATATATCATGAGTATTGTTTCATCCGATAATACACCGTCGAACATTACTTCTTTTGTTTTATGTGTTAGTGCATCACTAACCGTAATCTTCACTTCCAAGTCTACCACATCCATATCTGGTTCCAAAAAACTGGTATCATTTTGAGGAACCCGAAGGTTCCCCATTATTCTTGTTAGTGTATCACTAACTTTTTTTATAGATGTAAAACTTTTCGCCAACTTTGTACCCTGTACCTTCTACTTTATCTACCAACATAAGTACCGCCATCTTATTCTGTACCCATGTTGGTAGCTTATCTATAGAGGTATACACGTCTTCTAATTCGTTGTCAACACAATTAATACCAATACATGACACATAAACCTTTTTTGTGTGTTTCGATACAGTAACGCTGTATAACGTGTCATAGAGTGACATAGAATAGACCATCTCCTGAATTGAAGCCCACACCTTCGACATACCCATCTTTCTGTAACATGTTAAGAGTTGATAGCTTACCCATGAGATCTGCGGGCAGTGTCTCACTCGTATACTCAACGGCATCTGAATACTTTGAGCGATCTTGTAACGAATGTATGTTGACAACTTGAAATGCCTGTTCGCCAAACTTCTCAAACACACGCACGAATGCAACGTCTAACCCCTTCGCCTTGGCTTCGGCATACTCATCTATTGATATTATGTACGCTTGCACCTCCTCACCAAACCTCTGATCTACAAACTCGTAGCCTTGTTGTAGCATGTGACGAAACTCCAATAGCACTGCATTACCTCGTAACAAATCACTGTGCTTATCATCTTTGTCTTTTCTAAGTTTATATCTCACGTCATCGTAACTATTTCGTATCCCTCTCGCTTCGTTCTTCGCCATCTGTTCGGGTGTGAGATTACGAAAGAAACGCTTGGCTGTCTTGAGGGCAACGTCGAGTTTAGTAGACATTTTCCTGTTACGTGCATCACCATAAGAATACTTCTCATTGAATATGTTCGGGCTGACAACATTGTAATGATCTATATTCCCAACCCCACCGTATCGCCAATCACCGTAGCCAATGTACCCCATAGTGAACGGTTGCCCTTCGGTGTAAACATGCAACTCTCTGTGTTTTTTTCCGTAAAGCACACCAAACTTAGTACCACGTATGGCTTTTGATATTGCATCAGCAAAACACTCAAGTTCTGTCACTGCACCACTGCCCTCGTAAGGTTTTAACTCGCTTACTCTTTTAAATATACTCATGTCTTCTCTCCCTTCACAATTCTCGCGGCTTCAAGTTCTTTGACAAGGTTAAGCTTGCTGTTGACGTATCTGTTCCACTGTGAACGTATCTTGCTTACATCTTCCTTAGTCTCTGGCTCGTTGATTACACTGCCACGGTGATAACGATTATCGTTAAGATTACTCTGTGCTAAGAAGTCAACAGCAAGGTGCATCCTCATGGGGTGTTGATCGTCACGAAATGCTTCGTTGGCAATCTTTGATACAACATCTTTATTGTGGTGTATGTCATATCTGTTACTAGCAAAACCTTTCTCGACTGCCCACTCACCCATCTCGCTTGAGTGCTTGCGTATGTATTCGTAATCGGTAAACGGTATCATTCTGTACATGGTGGTGATCCATTCATAGAACGCATCTGCATGGGGCTTGATCTCTGCCTTGGCTTTCTTGTTAACCTGTTTACGTGCGCCACGTACATCCCACGTATCCCCGACAACCTTCCAATTAAACCTACTGTCACCGACCTTACGCGCAAAGGTTAGATACTTCTTGTCGTCTTTGCTTCTCTTGGTGTCTCCGTTATAGTCGGGACGATAGTCACTCTTAGGCAATAGGTATTGTGTGCCATTGCTGATGTACTGCTTACCACTGCGAACACTAAACCGTAATCCTCGCGGTAACACGTTCTCAAGAAAGGTATACCGAGCGCAATGTGCGTACTCACCTGACCCATTGCGTATCCGCACAGTCTCAATGTCACCCTTTGGTGATAGCGTCCACACAATCGGTGCAAGGGCTAGAGTTTGTTCTGGTGTAGGTGGCACGTTGCTACTCCAAGACTTGAACTTCGGATCGCCAACACTGTAACCATCCCAGATCATGTACTGCCTTGCCGATACCTTTATCATGTGTTCATGCTTGCGTGACCGTCTACCCACAGGTCTGATGTTATCTTCCCTTGTGTGGTTCTTGCTGATAACAGGTTTGGTTGTGTTGTACCATTCTGCCATCTGAGCAAAGTCTTCGATTTGATTTGTTGTGTGTCTATAGTTCATTCTGTTTCTCCCTCTACTTCTTTATATTCACCTTGGTCGTTTAGTTCGTATTCTGATACCCAACTCCAAAACTCCTCATCATGTTCCTCGTCCTCTTTTTTCATTTGATTTAGTTTATCATCGGCAATTTTTTTATTAGTAAAGATGCCACAATCTTTTGTAACGATCGGACCATGTTCGTCCCAACTAGACCAAACTATATATATCTTTGTCATACTCTCTCTCCTTAATTGTGTTAGGGGTTCCCTAACAGTTTACATATCTCTCGACTTGACGTGTACCGTCTTGCCGACATTTGGTTTGGCACTCTTGTTGTCCAAGATGCACCATAGTGTAGGGCATACCCAAG